GAGGACTCCATTTTGGATAAAGACCTTCAAGAGTATTATGAAGCAAGATTTGACATGATGTCAAGTAAAGGATGGAAAGATTTAATTACTGATATAGAAGGAGTAATAGACGAAAGAAATAGCTTGATGGCTACTAAGAGCTTTGATGAGCTTAACTTTCGTAAAGGTCAGTTAGATGTATTACATTGGATTAGAACTCTCAAACAACTTTCTGAAGAAGCCTGGGAGCAACTAAACAATGAGCAAAAGGATATTTGAGTTTAGGTGTGGCGAAGGTCACACTGTAGAAAAGTATATTGATGAGGAGGTAAACACCATTGAGTGTCCTACTTGTCAGTGTGTGTCTCTCCGTATCATTTCGACACCTAGGATTGCATTAGAAGGAGTAACTGGAGACTTTCCAACTGCTGCTGATGCCTGGGCTAGAAAACATGAAGAGGCAAACCGTATCGCCCAAAAACGCAACGAGGGTTAGCGTCAGGTGATATTTTTTAATTCCTAAAATCACATAGTGACAGGAGATTATATGGCGAACTTTGAAGATCCGTTAGAAGAACAAGTAGTTGAGAACCAACTAGAAGCTGAAACTGAAGAGACCCCAGAAGTTGAAGAACCTACGGATAACTCTCAGGAAGAACAGGTAGAAGCACAGAGCGTTGACGATTCTGAAGATGATTTACCAAGCAAGTATAAAGGTAAATCAGTTAAAGAAATCATCAAGATGCACCAAGAAGCTGAAAAGTTTATTGGTAAGCAGGCTCAAGAGGTTGGGGAACATCGAAAGTTTTTCGATGAAATGATGAAACGGGAACTTCTCCAAAGTAGACAACAAGCATCAAAAGAACCTGAAACGGATACTAACGAAGAATACTTCACAGATCCAGAAAAATCAATGGAGCGTTACATTAGTAACCATCCTGCGATTAAACAGGCTGAAGAACAAGCTGCTCTTATGAGAGCACAAACAGTAACACAGAAGTTGCAACAGGCATTTCCTGATTTTCAGGAGATTGTTCAAGACGATAACTTTAAGCAATGGGTTAACTCGTCACCTGTCAGACAGAGATTATATCAAGAAGCTGACGGTGGTTATGATTTTGATTCTGCTGCTGAGTTGTTAGGAACTTGGAAAACTCTTTCAGGTTCTGCAAAACAAAAGCAGAAAGAAGATATTGTAACTACATCGAGTGAGAACAGAGCTAAGAGTTTGAAAGCTGCTGCTGTTGATACTGGTACTTCATCTGTTGGATCAGCGAAGGTTTATAGTCGGGCTGCGTTACGGGAGCTTTTGAGAACAAACCCTTCTAAATACTATGAACATGCTGACGAATTCCTACAGGCTTATGCTGAGGGGAGAGTCAAATAACTGAAAGGAAATAAAAAAATGGCACTTGGTACTAATCACGTCACCAAGACTACTGCGGATAAATTTATCCCAGAGATTTGGAGTGACGAAATCGTTGCAGCATATAAGGCTAATCTTGTTGCTGCTAATCTTTTCTCTAAAATGTCTTTCAAAGGTAAGAAAGGCGATACGCTTCACATTCCGAAGCCTACTCGTGGTTCTGCATCTGCAAAGGCAGCTTCTTCTCAGGTAACGCTTATTGCTGCAACTGAGTCAGAAGTACAGGTTCTTATCAACAAGCACTACGAGTATTCACGTTTGATCGAGGATATCGTAGAGACACAAGCACTAGCTTCTTTGCGTAAGTTCTATACTGATGACGCAGGTTATGCTCTTGCTACTCAGGTTGATACTGACTTGATTCAGCTTGGTCGAGCAGTTGGTACAGGTACTGCCTACTCTACTGCTGCTGCATCAACTAACGCATTTATCGGTTCTACTGGTGCTACGGTTTACAACTCTTCAACTTCTAATGCTGCTGCATTGGGTGATGCTGGTATCCGTAGATCAATTCAGAGACTTGATGATGCTGACGTTCCTATGTCAGATCGTTTCTTGATTGTTCCTCCAACAACTCGTAACACATTGATGGGTCTTGCACGGTTTACTGAGCAGTCCTTCACTGGTGAGGCTGCTGGTGGAAACACAATCCGTAATGGTCAGATCGGTGACGTATACGGTGTTAAGGTCTATGTATCTACAAATGCTGATACTGCTGCAGGTAACTCTGCAACTGACCGTATCTGTCTACTTGCTCATAAAGACGCTTTCGTTCTTGCTGAGCAAATGGGTGTACGTTCACAGACCCAGTACAAGCAAGAGTACCTCGGTACGCTATTCACATCAGATATGCTTTACGGTGTAGCTGAGCTTCGTGATAGCAGTGCTGTTGCTCTAGCTGTTCCAGCTTAATTCTAAGTTGGTTAATAACTCCCCAGGCTCACAAGGCTTGGGGAGCTTTTCATAAGGAAACACTATGTGGTCTAAACCTGAATACACAGAGTTACGATTTGGTTTTGAAGTAACAATGTATATCGCTAATAAGTAAGGAAGCAACATGGCTATATGGAGAGGTGCAGGGGGATCAGGTGATGCTACTACAGACGCAGCTAACGAGGCTTCTGTAGCGTCTACTAAAGCTGCTGAAGCTGAAGCATCTGCAACTGCTGCTGCCTCTTCTGCCACTTCTGCTGCAACGTCAGCAACATCTGCAAGTAGTTCTGCTAGTTCTGCTTCTACTGATGCTAGTGCTGCTGCTGCATCTGCGTTAGCTGCTGCTAATTCAGAGACTGCTGCTGCAGCATCAGAGCTTAACGCTGCTGCTTCAGAGGCTGCTGCAGGTATCTCAGAGAGCAATGCTGCTACTTCAGAGACTAACGCACAGACAGCACAGACTGCTGCAGAAACAGCACAGACTGCTGCTGAGGCTGCTCAGGCATTAACAGAAGCTGCTAAGGATTCTACGTTAGCTGCTTTTGATTCTTTCGATGACCGTTATCTAGGAGCTAAAGCAAGCGATCCTACAACTGATAACGATGGTGC